ACAGCAGTTTCAACGTCGGGATGGCGAGCCGGGTACATATAGGCTGGAATTTTATTGCCACTGACTTGAGAAAATCGCTCGTTATGTCCTACCCGTAGGTGTTTGCAGGTTTTGCCTACTTCAGTCCCCAATGAACCCTCATAATTATGGGGAACCTTAAACCCCAGACGAGTTGCCACCTCCACCACTCCTTCATACTGCGGGACATCGGTAGGAGATAGTAGGGCTTGATTTTCTGCCAACAATAGATTCCCTAGCCGGCACTCGATCAGCTGAGCAATTTTAAGACTGCCCTTATCCTCATAGTATTTAGTGGCTTGGGCATGAATCTTAATTGTCTCATCCGTTACTGGAGGCAATGCAGCGATCGTCGGTTCAGCGTGAAAGCCATAACTTCCTGTTTTACGGATACTGGGTAGCACTTCATTAAATACCCATTGCTGAAATACCTTGGCAGTCTCAAGCTTGCTAGAGAAGATTAGCTGATAAATACCAGCTTCCTCCAAAACCGTTACAGATTGAATTCCTCCGGGTGTTACCATTTTGGTAACCCCTTTGTTTTCGTCAAAAACCTTAGTTGAAATAGTTTTAGCAGGGTCTGCATACCCTAAAGCATGAGCGACATCATTGGCAACAGGCTTACCATCAACAAAACGAACCTCGTCAATGCCAAAATGAAAAACTGTTAAATTAGTCATAAGACTGATTGCCTCCATGGGGCGATTGGTTAAAACCCTCCAGTCACAAGCTGGGGGTCTTTCTATTTTAATCTGCAAAACCAAATTAAACGATTGATTGCAGACGTTTGAATTGGGCGATCGCCACAAAGGGCTTTGATGACTGATGGCTAGTCAAACTCAACGCCAAAGTCAACCCCTATGGATTGCTGTATTTTTTCCAAGACTTCCCAGTCAATTCCAGTTTTCAAATAGCCGTTAACAATGTTGTACCAAGTTTGACGGGAAATATCAGACTCTCTGCAAATTTGCTCGATTGATTTACCAGATCGCTCTTGAGATTCTTTGATCCTCTCATGAAGCCCCGGCGCTTCTACCGTAATGATTTTTCTGACTTGCATTGGTGCTAGCGGCATAACCATGACGTTCCTGTTGTGTTTATACCATCCATTATAGTTGACTGCCTAGCTTGTGTAAATAGTCCTTGACAAAATACAAAAGATGATTTACATTGAAGACATAGAGAAAGGGAGCCACTTCCGGCAAGAACTAAGCTCCCCCTCTAATCCAAATACAAAAAAGGATTAACCCTATGTTATCTCAGATTGATTATTACCAGCCGTCCCAGCCCTCGTTAGAAGAAACCTACAGCATGGAGGCTGACATGGTGGAAGCGTTAGAGGCGGAGGAAATCAGCAAAGGACAGTGGGATGTTATCACTGCTCCCTTTATGCAAAACCTGTTAGCCAGTGGCAAATCTAAAGCTTACTGGGAGGGCTTTATCGCTGAGTTGGTTAACCGCAGTGGTGTCGAGCTAGCGGTATTCCCTCAACACCATTTAATTGCTGACGAATTTTAAGTAAACACTATCAGGGGCACTATGCCCCTTAAAATTATGATTTCAATTAATGAGCAAGAGCAGGTTAAAAAGTGGCTACAGGCGGAGGCTGACGGCGATCGCTTTCCCGTTGACTTTGACATTGCCTGGACAATGGCTGGTTACAGCAAAAAGTCCAATGCTAAACGCAAGCTAACTAATCAGTCTTCTTACCTAGTTAAAGATGAAGATTACAAAGTTAATCCCAGTGATGTACCTATGCTCCGATCTGAGCAATGGACAAAGGATGGACGTTTGAGCGACCGAATAGTAATGTCATGCGACGCTTTTAAACACTTTTGTTTAATGGCGCAAACAGCTAAGGGTCGGGAGATTCGACAGTATTTCATTGAAGCTGAGAAAGGGCTAGCTAAAATCGTCCCAACTTGCCAATTAATGAACACTGAGATTTTACAGTTAAAGGAAAAAATAGCTGACCTTGAATGGGAAAAAGCTAATCCCTACTGTGATGATATTCCCCAAAAGTTTGTCATCCATGCCAAGTCTAGCCCCAAAACCACTATCTATACTGTTTGCTGTCGGGTGCAAGATGACAAGTACATTGAGTTAATGCACTGGACCATGCCGATTTGGATTTATCAAGAGTCTGACTTTGATAAATACTGCCAGCTAGCTAAACTAGCTCGTCAACCCCTCAATGACTTTGTTGACTTGCTTAACCGCATGAGCCATCAATTTACCCCTACCGCTGACCCTGTTATCGGCATCTATTACACCGGGACTAAACATTAGACCCCACCCTATACAAAATAACTATTACCCATCCCCGTCATCAATAGGCGGGGATTTTTGTTACCTGTATACCTTACCCCATATGAGTTATAGCCATTGCTAGACTCAATTGCATTTCTCTTAGTTAATTAAAGGGTACTGCAATTGCGGTCTGTGGTGGCATAGTTGGTTATTAAGATATTGGTAGGTGTTTTAGGTGACCCATGGCTAAACGTCAACGCAGGATGGCTGATATGGAAAGCAATGTCATTGAGATTAGCCATGGTTGGCATCCACCATCAAGTTTTAAAAAGTTAACCAGTAATCACTACAGGTTGATTCAGAGTATTAAATCTAATCCCATCACCATTGTTAATGGACCGGCGGGGAGTCTTAAAACTTTTCTTTCTCTCCAGACGGCGATCGCCTTAGTAGCTGATGGTTGGTTTAATAAAATCCTTTATATCCGCCAAAATATCCAGCGACCTAATGAGAAGGGTTTAGGCTTTTTACCTGGGGAGAAGTCTGATAAGCTTTCACCACTACTAAGACCGATTAGGGATAACCTGGAAGCCATCATGCCCCTAGGTCAGCTAGAGCAGTTTTTGGCTAAAGGTTTGATAGAGGGCAGTGACTTGGAAACCATTAGGGGGCGATCGCCACTCAATACCATTTTGATTTGTGATGAGTCTCAGAACGTTGACCTAGTAGGATTAGAGACTGTCATGACTAGGCGGGCAGAGTCTAGCAAGCTGATTATGGTGGGAGACTACCATGGGCAACGGGATATTAATAGCCGGGACTTTGATGCCTTTGAGTTGGTCTGTAAAGAGTTTGCCGGCGTCTTTAGCCTGATTAACTTCAATAAAAATGACATCTTGCGGGCTGATAGTTGCAAAGATGTCATAGAAGGATTTGAACGGATTAGGGCAGGGCTAGCCGATCAACCAATCTAAAACTTCAGGATTGATTCGTTTGAGACTATATTTGTTGTTTTTGTTGGCATGGTAAAAGTCAGCAAAAGCTCTGCGGGTAATGCGGTAGTTAGAGCTAACACCTTTAACGCCACCTTTGCGGGCTTTAAGTTGTTTTTGTTTAAGCCAATAGCGGATGGTGGATTCATTGATGCCAGTTATCCTGCCAAGCTCTCCAGAACTAAAGTGGTCAAGGGTAGTGGTTAGTTTAATGCCCAAGTGTCGGGCTTTATGGTAGACAGATTGGCGGGTGCGGTTAAGCCGTTGGCAGATAAACTCAATGGGCTTAGCCTCTGCCCATTCATAGAGCATATCAATTTCATCTTGAGTCCATGGTCTATTGATTTTAGCCATTGGTTAATGCCCTCACGTGGTCTTTAACGGAGTCGGCTAGTAGTTCCCAAGCTTCATTAACTATTTCATCGGGATACTGGTCACGGAGGGCTTTAAGTTGGGCTTTATCAGTGGCAAACTCCATGGCTTCCATCACTTGGAGTATGTAATAAGTGGGATTTTTGGGTAGGTTGGGCTTCATCTGTTGTTTACAATGGTGGCTAATCTATATTATTAATTTTTGCCTTTAAAGTAAACGGTTATTTGTTTGCAATGCCTCCAAGTGTTTGGAGAATAATTAAAATAGAGATGACCATCGTAAAAAGTCCCATGGCTGACTTAGTTTTCAAGAAAAGATTAAAAGACGGGCGACACGCAAGGTTAAAATTGTGGCAATTCTTTGATGACGACCCAGAGTACCTAGCCATAGCATTAGTAGCCCATCACCATAGGCGAACTGCTAATGATTGGCTAACAAAAGGGCTAGGATCTCCAAGGGCTAAAAAGATAAACGGCACATACACTGGTTGTAGCCCTGAGGCTTTGAATTGGGCAATTAAAGTTATTAGAAATAACATAGACAAGATAAAGCAGAAAGGCTACAGGTATCTTGTTATTGGAGGGACAGACATAAAAAGACTTAGGATATATTGCCTTATACTTTTTTGCAAGTGCAAACTAGAAGAAGTAGAGCGAATTCAGTATGAAGATAAATACTTTTGGGTAGTGGACTTGCAGTTACTTTTAAACCAAACTCCCACCGCAATTAAGTGATGGGGGTTGCTCTACCTTCAGGATTATTTTAATAGGACTACCATGATTATTGACCAACCAATACCAGACATTGAAAGACGGCTAGATAAATCTATCTACCTTGCGAATCGTAGGATATGGATTGATTTTATCCAAGAGCATAAAATGTATTCCAAATGCTCACAGTGGAATAGCTGTTACAGGCTAAAACAGGCATTGACTAGGCTGACAGGAGGATATCTATTTGCGGCTGACATGATGGCGTTACTTGATGAGCTAGGCTTTAAAACTAAATGGATAGACGGTTATCCATACGCTAAAGCAAAGCTTAGCAGTGCTTTCATAAAAAGCCTACGCCCTAGAGATTTGGCTATCAAATAACCCCACCACAATGGGGGCAAACAATAGCATTATCGTCTATTTGCTCTGCCCCATCTTCTATCATATCCTCATCATCATCACCATTATCCTGACCCCATTCGCCATCAATTAGCCCATCTAATTCAGACCCATTAAAGCCTAGGTCTAACAGGTCAAAATCATCAGCTAGACTGGCTAGCTCTTCACTTAACAATTCCATATCCCAGTCAGTCTCAGCTAGTTTATTATCAGCGATTCTAGCGGCTTTAACCTGGTCTGGGGTTAAATCATCCCTGATGATAATGGGCACTGTTGTAAGCCCCATTTTAATAGCGGCTAATCTACGACCATGCCCCTTGATGATTACATAATCTTTATCAACTACAATGGGCTGGTCAAAGCCATCAGCAATCTGTTTAGCTAGTAACTCAATTTGTTTATCAGGGTGAGTTTTAGCATTTTTGCCATAGGGCTTAATCTTGTCAATGGGTACAGTTTCAATTTGTTTAAATTGCATTACTCAACTACCTCCACAGTAAATTCTGGTACTTCAAGGATATTCCCTAATGGGTCTTTAAGTTCAGTAAATACAATGCCATTGTAAGCGAATATTGTTTTCATTGTATCAATATTTACATATAGAGATGTAACATCATCCCATTTGTTGATTACTACATAATCAAGAATGATGCCTTTTTCTTTAAGGGAATTTAAAGCCTTAGCTATACTTTTATAGCTGTAAGGACATTCTCCTTCAAAATCTATTGTTTCTTTTTCAATAAAATCAAATTCCCATTCATCTACCAGCCAGTCAATTAATTGTTTTTCCTTAGTCGTAAGCTTGAGCATTTTAATATACCCCTAATTGTTGTTGCTATTTTAAAACCATGAACCTGCAAAGATGTCCAGCTTGTGGTGTATTGATTGAGGATGATTCTAGAGTAATCTTTAGCTGTGGCCCATCAGGTACTAGGGCTAGACTATGGGCTAGGGTCTGTCAGTTCAACAAACAGCCAGGCTGCATCAACCAAGACGATTTTAAAATAGGCGATGTAAAAGAACTAGATTATTACGACTAATGGAAGTCAAATTAATATCTGTTACTGAACCCATGAATGGTTTCATGGATGCTGAAGGTTTAATCGCTTATTGTGCCCGTGTTAGTAGTCCTAATCAAGATAATCCAGAATATGCAAAACTGCTAAAGTATTGCATAGATAAAGGGCATTGGAGCATCTTTGAGATGTGTGATATGACGGTAGGGATTACCACTACGAGAATGATTGCTGCTCAGATTTTAAGACACCGTAGCTTTAGCTTTCAAGAATTTAGTTTAAGGTACTCAGAAGCTCTAGCCTACGAGCCATGTGAGGCTAGAAGACAGGATACTAAGAACAGGCAGAATTCCATTGATGACTTAGACCTTGATACCAAAAAAGCATTTAAGAGTGCTCAAGAATCCATCTGGAATATCTGCTACTCAGAATATGAGCAGGCGATCGCCCATGGCATTGCCAAAGAATGCGCCCGCTCATTATTGCCCCTTAATACTGTTACTAAACTATACATGAAAGGGTCTGTCAGGTCTTGGATTCATTATTTTGCTGTACGCTGTGCCCCTGAAACACAATTAGAACATCGACTTATAGCGGATGCCATAAAAGCTATTTTCATTGAACAATTTCCCATCATTGGTTCACTATTAAAATAAAAGACTCATAAGCAACATGAAGTTTAATTTTTCAGAAACAAGAGAAAAAGGCACCTACAAGCATTGCAGAGCCAATGGCAGATCAACTGCAAATATTGTCTGTCCCGACTGCGGGCTAGTGTCTTGTCTTGACCCGCACAATATTGACAAAGACGGAAATGTTACGCCATCTGTTGTTTGTGATTGCGGATTTCACGAATACATTTCTTTGGTAGACTGGAAACCAATAAAGCCTCAGTAAGTATTAGCTGATTATTGCTTTAATAGCTTTAAAATACTGTAACGCTTGTCTAGTAATCGCTGGTATATTCCTTTGTCTTTACCCATATCCTTGAGGTCAACAATGCCAGCGACATCATTAAAAGCATCGCCAAAGTAATCTTTAATCCTTCTGTCAATTTCTGCACAATCATCATCAACCTGTTTTAATATCTGACGATATATTAATCTTTCTATCAATTCCCACCATTTAAACTTAGACAATAACGCACTGCCTAAAAAGGTTAAAGCTGCATCAACTATAAAATGGGTCATGGCAATCTTTAGACTCCTGTATTCTACG